TGAAAACACAGCCTCAAACTCTGAGTAAGCATCCCCAAGAAAACTAGCCACCGCATTCAGAGCTCCAATGATAACTCCAGCAGCATTTATTATTTGCAAAATGGCTACAAAGTTAAGACCAAGAGGAGAAGAATCAACAGCAGTTGCTTTGGAATGACTATCAACTACAAGAGTATAATCTTGAGGATTAGTAATTTGAATACCTTCTTCACCAGGAATCGACGAATTAGGGATGTTATGTTGACTACCATCACCATAATGGTTAACACCTGTCCCACCATCGCCAACATCCAATAACATTCGATAAGCAGGGCCAAGCTGAGATACAGTATTATTATTCTCAAATGAAAAATTGGACAAAATAGTAACAGGCGAAGTAGACAAAGCTAATGGGGTAAACAATCTAACTTTATAAGAAACAAACAACCGAAAAATAGTACCACTTTGTGGCGTATCTACGTTGTAAATTAACTTACCAAGCCAAGAAAGCCTCTCTCCTAACTCATCATTACTAGGGTCCAACCAAAACATCTTCACTTTATGCAAATTAGTTTTAGAAGCGTTAAGCGCCACATCTCTATAAATAGCAGTGGTACAATTATCTTCGTATGACAAAATTTGAGACACTGATGTAGGAGTAACTCCTTTCGGATCATACTCTATACAAGCATCCAGTGAACCATTAACAGTTGTTCCAGTAGTAGTTTTGAAATCAAATCTGAGACTCTCAAACATGTAATTTTCCCAACTCTTTGTCTGACTAACAAGCCATTTAAACATCATAGCATTTGAGGGACTAATATTAAAAACCTGAGGAAGATAACCCGAAGCACCAACAACAGTATCCACCATTTCGGTGTGCTGTATAGTAACTCCATGCGAGTCATGTTTCACGTTTGGTTTCGACAACTTAAACCCCAAACCCATCGCAGATGCAATAGGTTTTTCACCATTATGTTTCTTTTTAACTTTTACCTTTTTCTCTTTTATCACAACAACTTTTTTGCCAGCAGAACGCGAGCGAGTGCGAGAGTGCTTTGACGCGGCTGAGCTTTTCTTTACCTTAGTTCTCCCCATGGAAGTTCTAAGATCCAAAGTTGCTAATCAATGACTACAACAACTTTGTTCCCACCCCACACCTCAACAACTCTCAACCGTAGGCACGACTAAACAAAGCCTAGTCCACCTACATCTCCAACCCGTACGAATCCTCGATGTGACTCAATGGTCGTGTGCATCCAGCCGACTCACACAACTCGAAAAGTTGGTCCAAACATGAGGGATACTGTTGCCCATTCTCACGAGCAATATACCATCCGAGAACACTCTCAAAAACGCCAGATAAAATTTCCCTTTCAGTAACTCCAGACTCGGGCTCAAAGAAAATGGCCGTAATACGACGTAGCGGGCGAATGGGCACATCAATCCACCTTCCAAAAATCGGGATAGACGTACAGTCAAGAAATGGAGCGTGAACCCCGGGGGGCCACACTCGACTTTCTTTTCCATTATCTAACCAAATTTCGTGTTTTGTGGGTTGATGCCATCTTTCCAGATATACTGACTCACATCCCTCAGAAATCTTCTTAACGGTGTCATAATCTCCTCCAAAAACAATATCATCTCCGCACAATCTCAATACATATTTTTCAAAGAATTCTTTAGATGGTTCAATACTTAACGTATATGAATAAACATCCAAAGACATCCAAAGATTCATAAAATTATTGAATTCTGCGGTAAATGGTTGTCCTGAAGGATTTCCTCCAACACGGGATATGACTCTTCCATCTGGTAAAACGACAAACCCTCTCGCTATCACCTCGTAAACCAATTTTCCCACTGCCACGGGCATATTTGTAACTGAACAAAGATATTTAACAAACCGATAAGCACCGTAACTCGATATATTTCTATCAAATCCAGTAAAGTCGGATGCATAAGTGAATTTATCAGAAAGGGGCTGACCAACTTGATCATGCCACCGATCCCTAGAAGCTTTAACAGCCACTTCGGGAACAATTTCCTTAAATTCAATTGTCCAATCCAATCCGTATCTTCCACATATTGCCTGAAAAACCCAATCACATGCCTGAATCGATCGGAAGCCACTTATCAATATCTTCTTCGGAGAATATTTATCCTCTTTAGAATGAACATAAAAAGTAAACTGAATATCTTCTTGTGTTAAATCACCTCGACGGATTGCTCCATCAACTTGTCCAACAAACTCTGCCATATAGTCGAGTGCTTCATCATCAGAGACGCTACGTCCAAGTCTTTCCGACTCTGACTTAGCGACTCCTTTAATTAACAAACCAAAGGTAGTATAATAGGCAGCCCAGGGTTCACCTGGACTGCTTTTCTTTTCCTTTAGTTCTAACACGCTTCTATAACTAAGTTGTCTAGTTCGATTTCCAACTTTATCATTCAAATATTCTTCCACTGCATGTAATGCTTTTTTCATGTGATCATCCCTGACAGGTTGTTGGTTGGTGAATCTATGCAACTCATCAATCAAAAATTCATCAGGACCCTTCACTGGTATATGAGAAAGAACATATTTACTTTCTCTAATTTGTCTTTTAACCTTATACTCTTTGCGCATAGGTCGATTTGTCTTTATCTGACCATCAACTATTTTCCTATGTAAACCCAAGAATCCAAAGGGATATGGATTCCCCCCTATCACTGGGGGGAATACCGAAAACCCTTCTCCATCTGAGTATCACCTAGGTAATAGCCTGTATTTGATGTCGTGCTAGTACCTCCATAATGATAGCCCAGATATTCCCAATTCCCGTTGACTTCCACC